CGATGACTTTGGCAACACGGGACGGAGAGTGGGAATCAATGCTTACTCTAAGATGTGCCTCAGCAGCTCGACCAAGTGCTTTTACTGCCTCTTCCACGCTGGAGATGTTGTCAGTGATACCTTCCGCAAATCCGCTTGTATAGTCAAGACCGATATTTTGGGCGATTTTGTTTAAATCGTCACCATTGTTAAGCCGTTCTTCGATGTACCGGTTGAGTGCATCAAGCTTTTCATCCTGGCTCATTCCGGATGATGCCAGGGTATCCAAAAACGTCTTTCCGGCATTTTCGCCGTGCTCTCCGGTTTTGATTTCCAACTCCACAGCCGCCTCTTCTGCTTGACGTTTTGCCTCCGCAAGGTCTTCAGCGAGTACAGACCCAGGATTTTCATCCGCCATTTGTTTCAGTGTTTCGTAATGATTTCGTGATTCTTCTTCCTGTGCCCTCAGTTGTTCGGCTGTCGCTGTCGCAGCAGTCAATATATTGTTTTGCAAGTCATTGTAATTTTGCGTTACGGTTTCCAGATCGCCGTTGGAAAACGCCTCTGCCGCCTCTTTATAAGCGGACATCGCATCTGCACCCTTTTCCAGCTGGACGGTTGTTTCATGATATGTTGTGCTCAACGTCTGGATGCTGTCGTTTACGCCATTCAGCTTTTCTCGCATTTCATCGTATTTTTTCGATGATTCAGAATCATTCCAAATTTTTTCCGAATTCCCATTGATGTCTGTCAATGTATAAGTATTGTCAAGCTTAAATTGTGCCATTTCGTCAATTATCTGTTGACGTTCTTCTTTTTTTGCTTGCAATTCCTGGTTTTGTTCCGTTACCGCCTGCAAGAGAGCAGGTCTCTCTTGCTGTGCTTGCTTTGACGCATCACCCAGCATATCCAAATAATTCTGTGCGTGCTGTTTTTCAATGACGTCATCAATTGCGTCGGAGATTTTGCCGTAACTATTGATAACTTCGTCATTTTTTAAAATTTGACCGTCCGCAACAGTAAGCCCGGTATCGCTGTACTCATTGATCTTGTTGATCAGATTTTGCACCTTTTCCTCTTGATCGTCTTTGATCGTGCCATCTGAGTTGACCAGAGCCATCAAAGACTCTTTTAACTTGTTGACCGCCTCGAAATCGGAATCCTCAACAAGCCCATCTTTGCTGATTTGTTGGTGCATATCCTCCCAGGCTTTTGTGCATTCGTTGGTTTTGTCAATCGATTTTTGCACTTCATCTGGAATTTTTGCAGCTGATTCTCGGACATCTTCTAAGTGATTTTTCCATTCCTGTGATTTCTTTTTTGCATCTGCCAGTAGGGCGGTCGCTACACTTGCAACAGCACCGACACCGATAGCAATCCAACCAAGCGGATTGGATGTATTCAGGAGTCTAAAAGCTGTCTGGATTGTTTTGACCGTGTTGACGGTAGTTGTGCCAAAATCCACAATTTTTTTGACTGCAAATGCAGCTGCAATCCCGGCAGCAATCGGCTTTGCGTGATCAACGATTTCGTCCAGATGTTCCGCCACATAGTCAATTGCTTTTTCAATTTTTGGCATATATTTCTGCGTGATGGGAATAATGACATCCATTTCGACTTTCCGTTTCAGTGCAGCAGTTTTGTCTGCAAAGTTGTCATAATTGATTTCTTCGATGGATTCCATCGTGCCTTTTACATCGCTGTAAGTGTCGTTCACATTGTTCAGAGAGGTAATGACCTTCATCGCATTGTCTTCACCCAAAGCACTCCAAACAGAGGATGCAATGGACAGAGCTTCCTGCTGGTCTGTCATATTGGATAAGTCCGAAATGATGGAGTTGAACACATCCTTCTGTGATGCTTTCCCGTTCTGCCACTCTGCAAACAGATTTCGTGTTCCCAGCGAAAACTTGTCTACATTTTCTTCGATTCTGCCATCGGAAAGAGAAATGGAAAATTCCTTTACAAAGTCGTTGACTTTATCCAGATTGTATGCACCGCTGTCCAGACCATTTTGCAGGATGGAGAACATCTCTTCTGCGGAAAATCCAGCCTGTTCCCAAATCTGCGAATACTCTGCTAAATTGTCAGAGAGTTCGCCGCTTTTGTCCAGCCCGTTTTGTGTGCCTTTTGCGATGTAGTCGAAGGCTTCTTCTGCACTCAATCCCATGTTGTTCATCAGAGCGTTGACCCCTCGCAGCGTTTCATTCAAGTCTGTCCCGAAAATACCAGACATTGCAATGGCATCCTGTGTGATTTGCTCCAGCGTGCTGGAATCAATGTCACCAAACTGCTGTTTTACCAGGGCAGCAGCCCCGGCAACTTCTTCCAGATTTTCACCAATGCCGCTGGTATAAATTTTTTGGATGGAATCGCTCATGGCATCCATTTCTTCGGTGCCAGCACCTGTAACAGCAGCAACCTGTTTCATAGCCTGTTCGTAATCCGTGCCGATTTCCGTGATTTCCTTTGCTCCATATGCCAGTCCAGCAGTAGCGAGTGCACTTTGCAGTTTTCCGGATAGGCTTTCAATCGATGTTCCGGCATTTTCTGCCGCCGTTCCTACATTTTTAAAATTTTCAGTTGCGTTTGTACCGAAAGCGTCCGCATTTGCTTGCACGTCTTTCCACGCTTTTTGCATCGCTTCAGACGCATCCATTCCGGCATCTTCGTAGGCTTTTGCTAAGCGTTTCGCCTGCTTTTCCATGTTCTCAAAGGCTGCTTCTGCCTTTTTTTCAGATACAGTGGCGGTGGATGCAATGGCTTCTTCTATTTCTGCCAATCCATTTTCTAATCCGCTTCTATCAATTCCAGTATCAAAGACCAATGCCCTTTCTTCTGCCATTTTGTCACCTCCTTGTTATCCAAATAAATTTCCAACCTCGCCGGCTGTCATCGGCTTTTGTGGTATCGCAATCGCATTTTTAATTTGCAATATTCGCTTTCGTTCTTCTTTGTCTTTTATTTTACCAATGTTTAGACATCTGTATGCTATCCGCTGCTTTGTGCAGCTTTCGTCCGGAAGCCCCTCAAAAAGGGCGTTGAAAACAAACCAATGCAGCAGTGTGGTCTGTAAATTGATTTGATAAAACCTCAAAAAGTCAGCAAACAAGTATGTGCTGTCGTGTAAATACGAAAAAACAGGGGCACGTCGTACCACTGCTGCTTTTCTTTTTGATTTTGGCATACGGTCACACGCTGCGAATTTTTGCAACGCTTGATAAGCTGCGACTTTTTGCGTCGGTACAGCGTCAAGATACCAGTCCATGGATAACGTGATCTTTTCGATGTCTGTCAAGTCCACGTCCTCATGTAAAAAAAAGAACAAAATCCAATCTTTAAAATTGGTGCGGACAGGATAATTTACACCGTTGACATTTACGCTTTTCGGCGGATCGTCAGTTAGAATGTTGTAAAAATCATCTTGCTGCATATTTCTTTTTTGCCTCCGCCAATCGTAATACCGCAGCCATACGCTGTTCCATGATTTTTTGCAGTAGCGTTTCAAAAATGCTGTCGTAAGCCCTCGCATTATCCGGCAAACCTGCAAACACTTTTTCAGACATTTCCGCACCAAACAAGGTGCGGAAGAAATCACGATAAATTTGGCAATACTGTCGGATTGCAGAGGATGGGTCGCTTTCGATGCTCGCCGGCGGTTTTGCCGCTAACTCATTATAAGCGGATTGATACCGTTCCATAAAATCAGCATCTTCTGCGTCTACTAGCAAATCGACCCCGTTAATTGTGATTGTGTAAAAATCCGTCATAACTTACTTTTTAACCGCAGTGCTCTGGCTTGCTGATGTTTCAGCAACCGTATTTCCCACAACGATCGTTGCGTTTTCGCAATCGTCATCCAAGGTAACTTTGACTGTCTTTTTTGTTCCTCTGGACTTAAAATCTCCAGAGTACGTCATGCAATCTGTTGTGTCGCCGTTGCTGGATGGTACGACTGTATAAGGTCTGACCGTCGCAGTATACTGACCGCCAGCGGTTGCCGATGTCATGTCAACAATCAAGATTTTTCTTACTGCATCGTATCCAGTAAGTTCGTTTTCTGTAATTTTTACAATTTCTTCCAGTGCCGGATGATGCAGATAATAGTCAAAATTGTAGTTAACACTTTCGGAATGTGCTTTAACGTCTGTCCGCTTTGTATCTTCGTCAACGTACTGACGTTCATACTCTTCAGAATTTGCGTTAAATGTCTGTGTCGTAAATCCTTCTAAACGGCAATAGCCGGTTGCCTTGTCACCAAGCTTGACTTCCAAAAATGCCAGCTTTTCTGACCGCTTTTTAAGTTTAAGTGCGTCAATTCCTACGCCCATTTTTTAAATACCTCCATGATTGTAAATAGGTGATTCGCAACTGAATTTGATAGCGTGATGTTTTTTCCGTCACCTCTACTGCATAACCGCTGCTAATCACTTGCATGCTTCTGACTGTTTTCCCTTCGCCAAACTCCGGATAGATCCCGGCATCATCGTTCTGCTCGACCCAATCAGCAAATTTTTCGTAAAATTCAGAGTTCTGAATGTTTTGTATAACATCTCGTCCATATGGTTCCCGGCTGGAAAATGTCAGTTCGATTTGTCGGATGCTGGAACCGTCCACATATCGCTTTACAATTTGCTCGCTGGGAAGGATGTCAATGGTGTATTCGATTGGGTCAACACCCAACCGGTCAACTCCTAAAATTCGCTGATTTTCCAGAAGGGGACAGGTGGAAAAATAGTCCCATACCGCCTGTACCATTGACAACAGCATCACTCTCCATCTATGATTTTTTGTGCACCCGATGCAATAGCGTCACCATGTGCAAGCATCGCTCTTTTTACCCAATAACGTCCACGCTTACCGCTAGACCGTCCCTTGTAATATTGCTTTTTTGCATATGGTGCAAGATACCGAATCCGACCACTTCCGATTTTTGTTCCCAAAATCCCAGAGTCTCTAAGCATACCTGTTTTAAAAGGTATGTAAGGATCACTCTTACGCAAGACCTCACTGTCAACAAATTTCTGTGCTTTTTTGATCCGCTCCGAAAAAAACTTTTCGGAGGGCATTTTGATTTTGAAACCTGTTATCAATTAGCTGTCACCTCGATATGTTGCACCGCCGCAGAGCCATACCGACAATCTGCCACCGCTGTGATTGTATGTTTATTTGGCAATGATTGGATTTTGTGAATGCTTTCAGAATCCGGAACAATGCCACGGAAAAGAAGGTCGTCCTTTGATGGGATAAAATCGGCTACAGACCCAACAGGAATGCAAACATAAATGCTGTCACTCTGCTGCACCTCTTTTTCGCTTTGACGACTGCCAATCGTTTCTTCCCAGTAAACATTCTGGATGATATGGCGACTAAAAATAGGGATGTGATTAACTGCACCCTCCGAATGGTAAATTGTAACCGCATTGCAGTTCGTAAACATCAATCACACCCCCGATACATCAGCCCTGTGCGTCCTAAATACCGCAGACAAATGCTGTACAGATAATCCGAAACACTTTTGCCGCTCAGCAGAGCCGTCAGCGTTTCCGCTGGCGTGCTGTATGTCACGCTGTAATTGTGCTGTGTTTCGGATTTTTTCACACCACTGCCATCTGTGCTGGCATACACCTGTCGCTGCAACTCAAATACCTCTGCCAATGCACACGCACATTTTTTGACAGGTTCTGCAAACGGTTCCGGTATGTTACTGGCAAGCCGTCCGAAGGTCACATTGTCGATATAGTCGGATGCACGGGCGGCAGCCGTGCGAAATGCTGCCGCATCTGTAAACACCGTGCCGCAATAAAAGTCTTGGTAATAGGGAAAATCTGCATAGACTGCCATCCTTATACCTCGGTTCGCTTAACATAGACGGTTTTCGGCTTAGAGATACCAATCCCATAGACCTTTCGACCTTGTACCGCAGAAGATCCGATGTACTTGTTTGTCAGATTGTTGATGGCGACTGGAACAGACCATTCCTGCACCCGATGGCACCAGTTTGGGTGACCACAAATAAATTCTGTGGTGGTCTTCTTGCCGCCGACAATTGTAGTATCCTCGAACATCGTGTTGTTGGATTCAAAGACGTTATATCCTGCGATTCTGCCGACTACGCCAGACTGCACCAGTTCCTGGGATAAATCGCCCTGCCGGATGTAGTGGTCATCCGCCAGCAGGACTTCCATA